AGATATAGAAATACAGCGATATATACAAATGAAACCTAATCTGTTAGAAATGAATATACATATAGATGATACCTCGGCTATATCCATAGAAAACCTAAAAATCAAAGCTAAAATGATGAAACTCAAGCACAACATAGATATTCTCTTTGTGGATTATTTACAGCTAATCACTTATGAGAAAGCTAAGAACAGAGAAAATGAGATCTCCTATATCTCCCGCAGTCTGAAAGGGATTGCCAAGGATCTCAATATACCAGTAATAGCCCTCTCTCAACTATCAAGGAATGTAGAACAACGCAACGATAAACGTCCTTTGCTATCGGATCTAAGAGATTCAGGAGCCATAGAGCAGGATGCAGATGAGGTGCTTTTTCTTTATCGTCCCGAATATTATAATATCAAGACCTGGGATGTGCCTGAATACAACAACGAATTGACAGATAACCAAGTAGAGGTTATTATACAGAAAAACAGACATGGAGGCATTCTTTCAGAGCGTTACAGAGTAAATATGCCTACTTCTAAGTTTACAAATATAAAACCTTTTTAAATATAAAAATATGAAAATAATAGAATTTGGGAAAAAAGATAATTTTCTTGTTCTTATAGAAGATTACATCAAATACTATAGAGGATATAGTATTGTTGAAATTACAGGAATAAGTGAAGAAGGCAATTTACTTCATATTAATTGCGCAACAAAGTTCAAAAAAGAAAAGACCTACTCGGAAGAATTAATAGATATCGAATATCTAAATTTGTTAGGATTTATCTATGAAAAAATGAAACATGAAAATCATTGACCTATTCAGCGGCATAGGTGGCTTTTCGCTCGGATTTCAGCGAGCAGGTTACCATTTTACGGAACACTATTTTAGTGAGATAGACAAACACGCAATCGCAAACTATAAATACAATTTTCCCCATGCAATCAACCTCGGAGACATTACCACTATTCGACCCACAGACCTTACAGGAATTGATATTATCACCTTTGGATCGCCTTGCCAAGATTTCTCACTTGCTGGAAGAAGAAAGGGGCTTGCAGGCTCCAAAAGTAGCCTTATCCAGCACGCAATTGCCCTCATTGCTCAGCTCAGACCAAGTGTATTTGTCTGGGAGAATGTTAAGGGAGCATTCTCCTCAAATGCTGGCGCAGACTTTTGGGCAATTCTCCAAGCCTTTGCCAACATTGGTGGTTATAGACTTGAATTGCAATTGCTTAATACAAAGTGGCTGCTACCCCAAAATAGAGAGCGGATATACCTTATCGGACATCTTGCAGGACGAAGTATCCCAGGAGTATTTCCTATCGGAAAAAATGATTTCCCTCCTACAACAAAAGCGCAAAGTCAATCACAAGCCCCGATTAGTACCACTCTCAAAGCAAATGGTAGGATGAGTACTGACGACACCTATATCATTCCCAAGGAAGCAAGTACCCTTACAGGCGGCGGACACTCAGGAGGATTACACTCAGACATGACTGTGATACAAATAAACCCTTCCACAGAATCCAATGGCAGACAGCCCTACCAACAAAATAGGGTATTTGACGAAAAGGGAATAAGTCCATCACTGACAAGGCATAATAGTAACTATGCAATTAATAGAATGCGACGTCTTACAGAAATAGAATGCGAACGCCTACAAGGTTTTCCTGACAATTGGACACAATATGGTGACTATAATGGTACAATCAAGCCCATAGCTCGTACCCAACGCTACAAGCTCATTGGCAATGCCGTAACCGTGGATATAGTAACAATGATTGCTAAACGATTAAAATTTTAGATATGAACAAAAGAAAAGAAATAGAAAGTTTTTTAGGGGAAGACCTTTATAAAATAGAAATAAACGATAAAAATATTCAAGAGATTGAAAAAAAATACAAGGTAGCAAAAAGTTTTGTAATAAAGGAAATAATTATTCAATCAATTATAACAGTTATTGTTTTTTATCATTTAAGGTTCGCAACAAGTGATTTTATTATAATTGTATACGGTGAATTAGGAAATACTATCTATTACGTGTTATCTGTACTTATTAGATTAATAACAGTGGTTTGGATTTTAAGAGCAGTTTTAAACATATATGCATTGATGAAATACAAATCTAAAATTAAAAAATACTATCAAAATTAAAATGTCTAATTAAAAATTTATCAAAGATGAAAAAAAATAGAATATTAGGAGCACTCTCTATAGAGTTAGTAGAGAAAGGAAATAATCAGTATGTTACACATATAAAAACAGGGCTAAATAATGCTCAAATAGATATGCTAACAGATGTATTTTATTTAGGAAAAGATGGAGAAGCTGGTAAAACTATAGAAATTATTGTAGAGACATTAGCTAAAATTCTTTACTCATACAAACAAAAACTAAAAGGTGAACGAGTAATTTTTAAAGATGAAGATGAATGAAAAATCTACTTGTAACCGTATCAGGAGGGCGTAGTTCAGCTCGTATGGCGCGTCACATACAAACACACCCCAAGTATGCTGATTATAATAAAGCCTTTATTTTCTGCAATACAGGAATGGAAAGACCCGAAACCATTGACTTTCTGAAGAACATAGTGAAGTACTGGAAAATACCTCTTACAATCATAGAAGGTGTATATTCCACAGAGAAAGGTGTAGGAGTAGGCTATAAGATAGTAGATTTTGAAACAATGGATATGCAGGCTCAAACCTTTGCTGATATGATAGCTCACTATAACAAAGGTCATTATAACGGTCTGCCTAATATGGGGGCACCTTATTGCTCTGACTATCTAAAAAGTAATCCTACTAAGAAGTTTGCTAATGACCTCTTCGGAAAAGGGAAAGACAGCTATCAATTAGCTATAGGTTACCGCAAAGAGGACATGCCTAAGCGTATTAGCTGGGCAGAGATAAAAGCCGATACTAAGCGTATATTCCCGCTTCTGACAGACTTTGAAGTGCCTATAGGGCAGCAGGAACTCAACAAATTTTGGGATAGTCAACCTTTCAAACTCGGTATACATAACAAGTATGGCAATTGCGAGTTGTGTTGGAAAAAGAGTACTCCTAACCTTATAGATAATATCAGATACGGCACCCGATTTATCGATAGGTTTAAGGAAATGGAAAGCACCTATCAGAGTACAATGTTTAGGGATCGCAGGAGTATAGAGGATTTGGTAAGGTTAGCCCAAGAACCCATACAACTATCATTTCCATTTGAAATAGCTGACGGCTGTATATGTAGTTTTTAATGATTAAAATAGAAGAATATTGGACAGAATTTGGACATTTCAAAACTATTTATAATCAGTGTTTTATAATCAAAAAGAGATGTTATAACGTTTGTAAAGTTTACAATATTAGACAGAATTTGGACATTTAAAATAAAGAATAAAAATAAAGAACATGAATAAAGAAAATTACCCCACTTGGCTTGTCCCTATAGAGATAGCCAGGGAACTCAAAGAAATTGGTTTTAATGAACCTTGCTTGTATTATAACTCAGAAGCAATAAGTGGTATGGGATATCAGTGTATAGAAATAGAAGAAAGAATACATAATGAGGATCCCAATGTCATAGAACTGAGAGAATTGAAGTATTTCAATTATAATAAGACGAAAGGCTGTACATCTATTCCTGCTTGGGAACAAGTCTTCAAATGGTTTAGAGAGCATAATTTACATAGTGAAATATGGTACAAAATAGAATACTATGAAGAAGAAGGAGAAGTAAAAGAAACTCCTCCCTATAACTATGGTATTCTAAACAAAAAGGGAGAGCCGCTGAACTCTGAATATTATTTTTGGTTTTATGAAGATGCTCGACAAGAACTTGTATTAGAGCTTATTAAAATTTATAAAGGGGCATGCCCTTTCCAATCCCAACAATAGATAACAATTAAAATATATACAAGTTATGACAAAACGTAAATTTTACATTATTAAAACATTAGTTACTATAGGACTATCTGCATTCATCTATTTTTGTATAGACCTTTATTTTAAAAATCTAATTACTGATGGACGAAAACCATCTGACCTTGAATTTGGAACTCTATTTCTTTCAGCGTTAGTTGTTTTTATTATTTTCATTACTGGAATAGAATTCTTAGTTAATTATAAACGACCTAAATTTCCTGAAGAAATAGAAGAAGAAAAAAGAGAAGAAGAGGAAAATAATAAAAGGTATGAATTAGAACAGAAGGAATTATTCGAAAAAGCAAAACAGCGTAATAGGGAATTACTTCCTGTAGTTGAAATAACTTTGTCTACTAACGAAAAAATTAAAGGTCAATTCTTAGAAAAATCGGAATATTTAGAAGACCTTGAAACTTCAACCAAATATTACAAAGCATACATAGTAAAAATTGAAAAAATATGAATACAAACGACAAAAAACAACTTAAAATATTTAATAAGATTTTAAACAAGGAACAAAGAACAAATCAAAGACATTGTGTAATTGAATTCCTTAAAATGGAAGAAAACGAAGAAGGAATAGACCATTTTAGAGATGTAGCTCACTTAGAGATTTCTAACAAAGAAGAGCTTAAAAAATTAATATCTCTAATGGAGGAGGAAATAAGTTGTGGACTTCAGTACGACACAGGTTATTTGGATATAGACGAAGTGCCATATGTTTTTACAATAGATCAGGCGTTTTCTAATAAAGAAGATTGTAAAAAATTCTTAGGAGAAGTAGAAGATTATAGTGAAATTGTAGAATATATAACTTCTTTAATCAACAAGTACAATGCCAATATAGATTTGAAAGGAAATGAAGTTTCCTCCATTTCTTTAAACTTTCCTCTTTGGTGGTGCGAAAAACATTATAATCATGTAAGATCAGCCAATCCTGATTTTGATAAATCTGAAGTAAGAGCTTTTTGTGTTTTGTATGATGCAACTTTAACTTGGTAAAATAGAAAAATATGTTGTAAATTCCTACCAAGAGAAATTAAAACAAATAATTAAATTAATTGATGATGAAAAATAAAATGAGAATTGATATAGAGGAGGTCGCTTGTGCTGTTTTAGGACTTGAATATGAGGACTACGAAGAGGCAGACGACTGCACAGAACAAATTGAAAATATCCTTATAGAGGAAATGAATATTGATTTGGATACCCTTGAACAAATCATTAGTAAATTACTTCCTACCATTGATGTAGGTAAAAGTCCTTTGACAGGTAATATGTATAAAGGCTTTTCAAGAGAATTTATCAAAGGCTCCTGCAAAGTAAGAAAATGGATAGCCAAAATGCAAATAGATAAGTAACTTTCTAAAAATAACGAATTTTAGTAAACAATGAAAACAATAAAAGAAACACCACAGAAAGAGTTTAAAGAAATAGGATTTTCTGTAAAACTCGCAAAAGAAGCGGAGGGGGTTGGCTTAGATATGAAAAGCAACCTTTCTCAGGGAGATATAGATCTCTTAACTGACATACTTGTTCATACCAAAATAGAAGCTCTTGCAGAGGATAATAGGAATGGTAGTGATACAATAGATACCTATATGGAAATGTTAACCTTTGTCGTACAAATGTATAGAGAAAAATTGGAACTCACCCTTAAAATATTAGAAGAATATCATGAAGACAAAAAGAACTAAACTAAAGCAATTTCTTGAAAAGAATGGGGAATTTATACTATATATAGTGTTTCTACTACTATTAGGATTTTCTCTATGGGTACTTATTAGACCTCTTTGCTCCTTAGAATATCTTCGGGAACACTTTATATTCTATCAAGAGATGAAAGTATTGGTAAAGTATTTTTTAGTACTGACTTTAATATTCCTTTTCTTTTCTGCAATATTTGGACTATTACTAAACAAAGTAAGGGTGTTATTGGGAATACTAACCAAGAGAGAAAAGGAATTAAAGGAATTACAAGAACGCAATAAAAAATTAGAAGAAATACTTGATAGTAAAAAATAAATGCTTATTTTTGCAGAAGAAAGAATTATGATAAAGAAAGTTTTACTATTTGCAGCGGCTACAATAGGTCTTGTAGCCTGCTCAAAGGATGATAATAAGACAAACAATGATAATAGAGGAGGTAATATATCCAAAGAAAAATCTGTCAAAGATAAATTGTTAGGGGAATGGATAGGGACTTATGATATTATATCAGAACAAGCAGATAAAAGGGATATAATTATTGAAACCCTAAAAAAAACAGATTCCGCAGGCCAATCTGTCTTAAATAAAAAGTTTGATTACACTAAAGCACGAGCTGTATTTGATGATACATCTATTTCTTTTTATAATCAAATTACTGAAAGTCCGATAAATACTTTTGATGAGTATTATATAGAGGGAGATAAAATCATAAGATCAAGAGATAAAACACCTATAATAACTTACTCTTTTCAAGGAGATAAATTAGTTGGAGAAATAATGGGATATAAACATCATAGTATTATAGATGAAAAAGGTATTGCAAAGGATACAGAAGATGCTCTAAATAAATATATAGCAGGGACAATTTCCAAGACTGAGTATGATGCTTTTGTAGACAAAATAGGAGAAAGAAATCTTTTGAAATTTAGATTTAAATTTACCCTTACAAAACAACAATAATAGAAATACCCCGATAAGCAAGAGCCTATCGGGGTTATTCTTATCTCTTAAAGGCTTTATAAGTACTCTCTTGAGGTTTTTCTTCTGCAACCTTTGCTATTTCCTTGTCAGGAATGAGTTTATAAAAGGTTTTATTCTCTTGGGCACGTTCCTGTACAAAATCAGTCTGTGGGCGACTGAGTCTTTCGGCCTTTTCGGCTTTGTACTGTGCTATGAGGTTATTTTCTAAAATAGGCAGTTCCTCTTTGATA